GAACGGTTTCCTTCGCTCAAATATCTGGGGTGTAAATGTCTGTCTCCAACACGAACACCGAATACGATGCTAATCGCTTTAAATGGAAGCGTTGCCGCGATGTTATATCTGGCCGCGATGCTTTAATTCAGAACTACGTTAGCAATACACGTTATTCTGGTAGCCTTTATAATCCGTCATTCGATACTAACAATTATCTGCCAAGGCTGACAGGCCAGACGGACGTTGAATATATCACTTATCAGGAACGGGCCGCTTTCTTTAACGCCAGCGCACGAACACTTGACGCCTTTACAGGCATGATATTTGCTAAAGACCCGATTTACAAGCTGCCGACTGCCATTGAGCCTTACGCTAATGACATTACGCTTGCTGGCGATAACTTGCGTGAGTTTGCCGAGCAGGTTGTTGAGCAACAGATTGCCGTAGGTCGCGTTGGCATCATGGTTGATTATCCAGCCAATGCGCCAACCAACATTACGATTGCCGCTGCTGAAGCTTTAAACATTCGCCCATTCTTGCGTTATTACACCGCTGAAAGCATCATTAACTGGCGCACCAGCTACATTAACGGCGCACAGGTTCTAACGCTTGTGGTGCTTAAAGAAACTGTTGATGTGCAGGAAGATGAATTCACATCCAATCAGGTTGTGCAATACAGAGTGCTTGACCTTACGGAACAGGGCTATCGCGTTCGCGTTATGGATGACACAAACGCGCTGAAAAGCGAGATGTATCCGATACAGAACGGTGGGCCGCTATCGTATATTCCGTTCGTTATCCTTGGGGCTAACAGCGCGACTGCCACAGTGCAGAAGCCACCATTGCTTGACCTTGTGGATACCAACCTTGCCCACTACCGTAACAGCGCAGACTATGAGCATGGCTTGCACTTTACTGGATTGCCAACCCCATACGTTGCTGGCGTGCAACTTCCAGAGGGAGCAACGCTTGCTGTAGGCTCAATGAGCGCATGGGTATTTCCTGACCCAGCCGCTAATGCTGGCTACCTTGAGTTTAAGGGCGATGGCCTAAAGACATTGCGCGAAGCCCTAAAGGACAAAGAGCAGCGCATGGCTGTCTTGGGCGCACGAATGCTTGCTGACGATAAGCGCACTGCTGAAGCTTTTGGCACGGTCGAATTAAAGACCGCTGGTGAACGCTCTATCCTTGCGTCAATCAGCCGCTCTGCATCTGACAGCATTACCCGTGCATTGAACTGGATGGCTGAATGGGTAGGCGCACCGCAGGACGTTGAATTTAGCCTCAACACAGACTTTGGCGCAGCGCGTATGGCTCCACAAATGGTAACCGCACTGCTTGGCGCTTATCAAGGCGATGCAATGCCGCTTTCAGTATTGTTTGAGAACTTCCAGCGTGGTGAGCTTATTTCGCCAGACATGGAGTTTGAAGAATACGAAGCGCAGTTGGATGACTCTGGCCCATCTTTCACACAAACTGTTTTGGTTGAGGAAGATGAGGAAGATGACAACGACAATATGGAGGAACAAACCCTGATGGCTAACATCCGTCAGAGGCTTGGACTCTAAATGGCAATCAGCGAGGAAATTGTCACCTCGCTAGTCGAGGCTGTTGCCGCGCTTAACCAGCGTGTCAATGATGCTGCATCACGCCCAATGATAGCAGGGCCGCAAGGTGAGGCTGGCCCACAAGGTGAGCGTGGCGAAGATGCGCCTCCCGTTACTGATGAACAAATCAAGGCTGCGGCTGTAGCTTGGCTGGAAGATAACATGACGCAAGCCCTTGATGGCTTGGATGGTAAAGATGGTGAGCAAGGCCCACAGGGTCGCCCACCAACGGATGAGGAGATACAACTTGCCGTCAATATCTGGTTTGAAATTAACCGTGCTTCACTTGTTGGCCCCGCTGGAAGCAATGGGAGCGATGGTGCTGATGGTCGTGACGGGCGTGATGGTGTTGATGGCAGGGATGGCGCTACTGGTAATGCTGGCCCCGCTGGTGTTGGCATCGCATTGGTGGAACAGCGCGATGAAACGTCTTTTTGGATAACGCTTACTGACGGGCAAGAGTTTCAGATTGAATTGCCTGTCGCCAAAGCAAAGCCAGTAAGCACGTTTCGAGGTGGTATCGCGCCGCCTCTTTATTTGTCGGCCATTGATAAGCAAACACAAACGCACGCTGCAAATACATCTGCTCCAATGGAATTTGACACGATTGTAGAAAACAATGGCATTACAATTGAAGATAGTGTTCGCGTAGTATTTAGCGAAGCGGGATTATATAACATTCAGTTTAGCGCACAGTTAAACAACGCTGACAGTCAAGAACACGATGTTAGCATCTGGTTAGCGCGTGACGGAGTAGCCGAACCTGATAGTTGCGGAGATGTTATTGTGCCTAAAAAGCATGGAACATTTAATGGCGCAACAATAGCTGCGTGGAATTATTATTATCGTGCAGAAAAAAATGAATACTTCAGATTGCTGTGGTCTGCACCTAGCACACAGGTTTTTATCGCTGGGTTGCCAGAAAGAATAAACCCCGTTAGACCAGCAACGCCAGCAGTCATTTTAACAGTTAATAAAGTCTCGCCTTGACCGTATCTGACCAACTGCATGACCTAATCATCATTCGGCAACTGCTTTTGCAGCGGATTATTGGTGGGCAGGATGCAGCTATAAACAAGCAATTAGACGCTCTAGCTGCGTCGATTGAAAAGGCGTTAAAGGGTGATGACCTTTCCACATATAAGGGCAAGCGCCTAGCCAAAGCCATTGATGAGCTAAAGGCAATGGTTTCTATAACACCACCAGACCTTGTTGAATTAGCAAAAGCTGAAGCATCATTCCTGCAAAGCGCGTTTGTGTCGGTAGGCATAGACACGGTTATACCGCCAGCATCCGTGGTGGACACCATTGCTAAGTCTGCGCTTATACAGGGCGCGACAATAGGCGAATGGTTTAGCAGACTAAACGAGTCGGCAAGGTTTGATATTGAGCGTGCTATCAAGAATGGCGTAACGCTTGGGCAGACGAATAGAGAAATAGCTAAGGCTATCGTCGGCAATGGTTCTGACAAAGGCCCACAGGCGCTTGCTAAGGCACGGCGCGATGCAATGGCTATAACCCGCACTGGTGTTCAAACTATTGCAAATGAAGCACGCATGGCTGGCCTTATGGAAAACCAAGACATCATTAAGGCGGTGCAATGGGTTTCCACACTGGATAGCCGCACCAGTGATATATGTATTGCACGCGCTGGCAAAACTTGGACATTTCCAGAGTTTAAGCCAATAGGCCATTCTATACCTTGGAACGGCGGCCCTCCTGCCCATTGGTCTTGCAGGTCAAGCTATGTGCCAATAACAAAGTCATTCGCTGAAATACGCAATGAGCCTGTTGCAAAAGAAATATCACAAACAACTCGCGCTAGTATGAATGGGCAAGTTGCTGCTGATTTATCGTTTGACCAATTCTTAAAAAACAAGCCAGCATCATTCGCTGATGAAATGCTTGGTAAAGGAAAGGCTGAATTGTGGCGCTCTGGTAAAATAACCTTGAGCCAGTTGCTAGACCAGCGCGGCAATCCACTTACACTTACACAATTATCACGCCTATAGTATTATTGCGCGTAGCATGATAATAAAAGAATTACGCGGAGGCCGTGCCAAAGCGTTACCCGCCCCTGAGGGGCAACATCAGTCCAGAGGACAAACACTATGAGTGAAGAACGGATAGCAGAGTTAGAAGCCGCAATGGAGGCGCTGAGTGCCAAAAACCGCGAACTTCTAGGAGAAGTTAAAATTGCCAGAGCGAAAGCAAAGGGAGTTGAGATAGACCCAAACGATTTTATGGCGCTTCAAACTGAAAATGAAACGCTCAAATTGCAACTCGATAAAACAGTCAAGGATAGCACAAAGACGATAGAGACACTGCAATCAAGCCTGACAGAAAAGGATGGCGCACTGCAATCGTATCTAATCGACAATGGGCTAAACGATGCGATGCTAAAGGCTGGTATTAAGACTGAATTCATGGCCGCCGCAAAAGCCATGTTGAAGTCGCAAACAAAGCTGATGGCGGACAATGGGCAATATTCCGCACTTATGGGTGAAAAGCCGCTGAATGAAGCGATTGCTGAATGGGCCGCTGGCGATGAAGGTAAACACTTTGTTTCCGCACCCGCTAACTCTGGTGGTGGAGCCACTGGTGGGACTGGCAATGGTATGGCTGTAGCACCGAAGGGTAACCTTGGAGGCGACAAGACGCAGCGGACAAACGCAATCAAACAAATGTTCCCTGATTTACAATAAGGATTTTTAATTATGTCACTTTCGCAAATGAAGGTATTTAACGAATACGTAATGCCAGCCACCATCGAGACACTCTCGCAGATGGTTGACAAGTTTAACGCAGCATCGAACGGCGCAATCCGTTTGACCACAACTGGCTTTGACGGCGATTTCTATCAAGAGTCGTTCTTCGCTGCCGTGCATAGCGCACAGCGTCGCGTTGACCGTTATGCTGCACAGGGCGCTGCCGCTGCAACTGACCTTACTCAGCTTCAGTTGAACGGCGTAAAGGTTGCTGGTGGCTTTGGCCCAATCCGCTTTGAGCCTTCGCAGCTTACATGGTTGCAGAAGCCTACATCGGAAGGCATCGAAGTTGCATCGCGTAACTTTGCTGAAGCACTGATGGCTGACCAGTTGAACACTGCAATCGCTGCATTGACTGCTGCAATCGCTAACCAAGGCGCTGCAACTACTGTAGACGTTTCGGCTACTGACCCTGTAACCTATGCCACAATGAACTCGGCCAACGGCTTGTTCGGTGACCATTCGTCGAGCATCGTTGCTAACGTCATGAACGGCGCTGCATATCACAAGTTGATTTCGCAGAACCTGACCAACGGCGCACAGTTGTTCGTTGCTCAGAACGTGCAGGTTGTAGACATCCTTGGCCGTCCAGTCATCGTGACTGACGCTCCTGCGCTGTATACTGCTGGCACGCCTAACAAGTCGAAGGTTCTCGGCTTGGCAGATAGCGCAGCCATCGTTTATGACGGCGGTGACGTTATCAGCAACATCGAAACCAACAACGGTCAGACCCGTATCGAAACAACGATGCAGGTTGATTACACCTTTGGCGTTGCCTTGAAGGGCTATAGCTGGGATGTTACCAATGGCGGCAAGTCGCCAACGGATGCAGAACTAGCAACTGGCACCAACTGGGACAAGGTAGCGACGTCCATCAAGCACACCGCTGGTGTCTTGGCAATTGGTGACGCTGACGCCTAAGCTATAGTAAGGGGGCTGGCAGTTGATTGCTGGCCCCCAATCTATTAGGAGTATTTTATGGCTAAAATCATTTATGAACCGCATCCGATTAACCCTGCACGCAAAGCTAAGTTGCAAGCTGAGGGATACAAAATCATTGATGCAATCTTTGCTCCTGCTGGCACACCTATCCATGAAAAACTGGATACAGAAGAAGCCGCTATTGAACCAGAAGCTGAACCAGAAGATACGCTAGTAGCGTATGAGGCTGAAGCAGAAGTTGACGAAGCCGCTGAAGCGCTTGATGAACCCGTTGAGGAATTCATTGTTGAAGTTGCTGCAAAGCGCAAACGCTCGAAAAAAGGTTAATTAAATGGCATTCGTGGTCGAAACAGGTGCAGGGCTTTCTAATGCTAACAGCTACGCCAGCGTTTCGGCTGCGGATAGCTACGTTAGTGACCGTGGCATAACGGGTTGGGCAAGCCTGACACAAACAGTCAAAGAGCAATCCTTGGTAAAGGCTACAGATTATCTGGAAGCTACATATCGCGGTGCTTGGAAAGGTAATCGCGTTAGTGAAACGCAGTCGCTGTCGTGGCCGCGATATAACGTAATTGTTGATGGATTTAATTTCCCCGCTAATGTCGTGCCAACGCAGGTAGTAAATGCTTGCATTGAAATGGCTATACGGGCTTCACTTGGTGAGACTTTACTTGCTGACCAAGGCCAAAGGGTAAAGCGCGAAAAGATTGATGTGATTGAGGTTGAATACCAAGATTATTCAGACCCAACGCAGCGTTATCCATTAGTCAATCGCATGGTTATGCCATACCTTATTTCTGCATCTGAAAGCGGGTTTGCTGTGGTTAGGCCACTTCGCACATGAGTAGCCAAGCGCAAACAGCATCACGGCTGCTTGCTAAATATGGCGAAGCTGTGTCCATAATCTTTCCTGTATATGGCGGGACAGACCCCATAACAGGCGCAGTTATTGGAACTAACACTAGCACGACGATAACGGGCAAAGGCTATCCAGCACTTTATCAAAAAAAGGACGTAGACGGCACAAGCATCAAGGCTGGTGATATACGTTTAATCCTTGAACTAATAAGCACGCCGCCGACTGTTGGTTGCTTGGCATCCGTTGATAGCACAACGTATCGCATAATGAATGTTCAGCCTATTCGCCTTACTGGTGAAGATGTAATTTACATTTGTCAGATAAGGGCGAACTAATGATACCTATAGGTGAGCGCGTCTTTTTTCCATCGCACTGGGACTCAGGCATTCTGGACAGCGTGCTATGTGACACGAATAACCATGTGATAGCCTATATCATCATGCTGGATGACGGTAAGAAGGTGGCTATAGATATGCAACTGGTGGAAGCTTTAGATGAGTAATTCCAAAATAGCCGCTGCGCTGGCAACAAAACTTAACACGTTAAACCTGCCTACCCATTGGGAGAATAGCAGCTTCACGCCTGTTGCTGGGCAAATCTATGTGTCTGAAAGCCTGTTGCAAGGCGCAACCATTCCTATAGGCATTGCTACGGGTTCAAGCGATGAACTGGGCGGTATATACCAAGTGCTTGTTTACGCGCCTATGGACGCTGGCAAGGGCGCTGGCAGGGCTGTTGCTGATACTGTGTCCGCTGCATTTCAGCGTGGCGCTAGATTGACTTACCAAGGCGTTACAGTGACCATCCAAAGCGTTTCACAATCGGCTGCATTTATATCTGGCGATAGATTTGTTATCCCTGTCAGCATTGCTTATCGTTCATTCTCATGAGCACCTTTAAATTAGACATAAGCAAATTTATTGACAAGACCAGCAAGTCTGCTGACGCTGAAGTGCGGAAGATATGCTTGGACTTATTGACGGGCATCGTGCTTAAAACGCCTGTAGACACTGGCCGCGCAAGAGCTAACTGGGTCACCAGCATTGGTAGCCCAAGCGATAACGTAACAGAGTCAGTAGACCCAAGCGGTTCTTCAACTATTACTGGTTCGTTGGGCGCAATATCCAAAGCAACGGGCAATGTTTTGTGGATTACAAATAACCTGCCGTATATTTACAGGCTTGAATTTGAGGGCTGGTCAAGACAAGCCCCTGCTGGGATGGTTCGCGTCACAGTCAACGATATTACAAGGCAGCTAACATAGACTTACTTTGTGATAAAAAAAATGCTATAACAACCAAACCACTTGCAATTGGAGTAATTTAAATGTCTGATATTGTTTCCTCGGTCGGCACTGTTGTTTCAGTTTCCACCACCGCACCTGCAACTTATGACGCTGCTGGTTTCGGCGCTCTTACTTGGTCAACTTGCGGCGAATTGGCTGAATTGCCTTCGTTCGGTGCTGAAGCTGCCCTTGCTACACACACCCCGCTGGCTACTGGCATTGTTGCCAAGCGCCGTGGTTCGCTTAACTATGGTTCAGTAGCTTTGACGATGGCCGTATCTGATACGGATGCTGGTCAAACTGTCCTGCAAGACTCGGCTGAAGCCGCTGCTGGTTCTGACGCCGCTGTTTCGGTTAAGGTTGTGCTTGTTAATGGCGAAATTCAGTATTTCACCGCACAGGTCATGTCCTACAAGGTCAATGTTGGCAATGCTGACGCCATCACGATGGCTGAAGTTACGCTGGAAATTGACAACTCGATTATCAAAGTCTAATTAGCTGAAACGCTAGAAGAACTTGGGTAGGCAAATCACTATCCGGCTTGCCTACCCAAGACAAAAGCCGGATATTTAGAAGGATAGTTTCTAATGGATTTAAATAGCTTAAAGCCTGTAATGGCTGACGATGGCGCTGTTCTAAACATCGCCCACCCCGAAACTGAAGAAGTTATTGAGGGAATGACGATTACTTTGCTTGGTCAAGACAGCAAGGTTTATCGCAAAATTCAACTTGCCAAACAGCAAACCGCATTGAACCGCATTTCAAAAGGCAAGAAAGCTGTCGATTTTGACGCTGAAAAGCTGGCTGAAGATAGCATTGATGACCTTGTGAAGTTGACTGTTTCTTGGACAGGCTTTACGCTTGACGGCGATAAGCTGGAATGCACACCAGATAATGTCCGCAAGGTTTATGGCGAATGGGTTTGGATTAAAGAGCAGGTTGCTGAATTTGTGGCGGAACGCGCTAACTTTTTTCGCACAAACGCTCCAGCAACTAATACTGTTCGTAAAACAAACAGCGTGGCTTAACACAATCCCGTTGAAGGCCAAGCGCCCAAGACGGGAAACCAAGTCAAACGCAATGCCGCCTTTAACTGGTGGGGCTTACCTTATTGAAATATTATTTGAGGTTGGCCCCTCCAAGCCTATAGGCATGGGTGGTAGCGTTGGCATAGATGAAATTGATTTGGCTGCATGGATGTCAAATCAGAATGTGCAATTAACCCCTTGGGAAGCACAAACTATCAGGCGCTTATCGCATGAATACGCTGCGATGCTATCTGTTAGCTCTGAACCTAACACGCCAGCGCCTTGGTCTAGCGCCCAAGCAATCACTGATGAAATGCGCGAAAAAATATCTAATGCGATGTCTGATTGGAGTAATCGCATCAATACCAAGACAAGATGACATACTTGTGCTATGAGGCTAATTAAGCGATAACGCTCTGGGCCTCATAGGATATTGCGCGTGGCAGATTTAGCTAACCTCAGAATTTCAGTTGATAGCCGTGAGGTTAAAACCGCCACTAGCGATTTGAATAATTTGTCGCGTGCTTCTGGCGATGCAGAGCAAAAAACAAATGGTCTTGGTCGCGCATTTGGTGGCTTGCGTGGCGTTCTGGCTGGCCTTGGTTTTGGCTTGCTGGCTCGTGAACTTATCACAATGGCTGATACTTTCACCAATATGCAAAGCCAAATTAGATTGGTTACCACTAGCACTGCTGAATTGGCTGCTGTTCAAACCCGTTTATTTGAAATGGCGCAGAATAGCCGTGTAAGCTATGAAGGAACTGTTGACCTTTATGCACGGCTGGCTCGTTCGACCAAGGCATTGGGCGTTAGCCAAGAGAGCGTATTAACTGTAACTGACAGCATCAACAAAGCTTTGTTAGTTTCTGGCACTAGCTCTGCACAAGCATCTGGTGCGTTGATGCAGTTGGGCCAAGCGTTTGCGTCTGGAACGTTGCGTGGCGATGAACTTAACTCCGTCATGGAAGGTATGCCTCGCGTAGCAACCATGATTGCTGAAGGCATGGGCATCACTGTTGGCGAATTGCGTAAGCTAGGCGCACAGGGCAAACTGACGGGCGCTGAAGTATTTAACGCCATTATGAAAATGAAGGATAGCGTTGAGGTTGAGGCAGCTAAAATGCCTATGACCTTTGGGCAGTCGATGACTGTATTACGCAATTCTCTTATACAATTTGTCGGCAGCGCAAATGAAACATTAGGAATTACAAAAAACCTTGCGGCCTTTGTCGCCTTGCTTGCAAATAATTTAGATGTGCTTACTGTCGCCGTAGGAACCGCTGGAGCCGCATTTGTTGCTCTTAAAGCGAGCATGGCTGTAAGCTTTGTTGTTTCTTATATTCGCTCCGTAATCGGTCTGCAAATGGCATTGGGAGCAACAGGCACTGCGTCTGCTATCTTTAGCGCAGGTCTTAAAATGATAGAAGGCGCATTTCGGTCACTTACGGCGACCATGATGCTCAACCCATTTGTAGCAGTTGCAAGTGCGATTGTTGCTGTGACAACATTGTTATATGCCAACCGCGACGCACAAGTGCAGGTGGCTGGGCAAACCGTGCGCTTTGGCGACATATTCCTTGGCGTGTTTGAACTAATTAAGCAGGGCGTTGCGTTCGTCACTAAGATATTCCGTGAAGGTTGGGCGGCTGCTATTGGTTCCGTTGCGCCTAACTTGGCATGGCTTGGCGGCATTTTCAGCAAAGTATTTAGTGCGATTGGCGGCTTCATCAAAAGCTGGATTAACACACAAATTGGTTTCTTCGCTGGCTTATGGGCTGCTGTAACCGCCATTTTTAAGGGCGAGGACATAACAGACGCTTTTGGCGCAGCCTTTAAGAAGGATTATGTCGGCGGGTTTGTAAAGCAAGTTGGCAACGGTATTGTTTCGCTTGCAAATCTAGGCGCTCAAGCAAACAAGACCAGCAAAGCTGCCGTGAGTTTAGGTGAGCAGGGGATGGCTACAGCCACGGCGGCAATGGGCAAGACGGCCAAGAAGACCAAAGAGGCCACAGACGAGCTAAAAAAATATCGTGACGCTTTGGCTGATATGGTGGTCGAAGGCAAAAAGATTGGAATGACACCTGAGCAAGCCAAGGCTTTTGATGTTGAAGCACTTGCGGATGAGGCTGAGGCTGTAGCTAAAGCCAACAAGCTTAATATTGGAACTCTTGCCGACCGAATTCGTCAGCAAGGTATGCTTAATGCACTCAATCAATATGCGGCAGATATACAGAAAAAGGTTTCTGATGAGCTAAAGGATTACGCCAAAGCGATTGCCGATAATAACAAAGCGCATAGTGATACCATGACTACATTAAAGGGCGAAGCAACGCTGCTTGGCCTTGTTGGTGTTGAGCGTGAAAAAGCTTCATTGGCTTTAGAGCGTGAAGCTTATGTATTAAAATACGGCGTTACTGCATGGGAAGAATATCATGCAGCGCGAACGGCTAACATTAACGCAAAAAGCGTTATAGATAAAGACATTGAGGCTCTACAAACCCTTACCAACAACCTTGAAACTGCCGCTGGTATGATTGGTGGCAAAGTTGGTCGAAGCGTCCAAGGTATTTTGAAAACAGAAATAACCTTAAAGGATGGCGAAACTAAAAAGATAAGCGAGGCTATTGCGGCTACATTCCCGCAACTTGGCTCTGCCTTATCTGCTGTGCTGGCTGGCGCACAAGTTGGCACAAGTGTTGATAGCTTATTTAAATCTGTTGGCATTAAATCATCCAAGATGGGCGCACAGGTTGGAGGCGCTATCGGTAGTGCTGCGTTTGGCCCCGTTGGTGCTATCGCTGGCAGCATCTTGGGCGGTGTCCTTGGCGGTATGCTCAAGAAAACCAAAACAGGTTCTGCAACCATTTCACAGATAGCTGGTCAAGGTATGCAGACTGCACTGTCTGGCAATAGCGCGGCTCTAAGAGATGTTGCTAACACAATGGCGACTGGCTTGCTCAAAGGCCTTGGTAGCATGGCAGAGCAGCTTGGCGGCACATTAGGTGGCAACGTCAAGGTCAGCCTTGGTATGCGTAACAAAGACTTCGTGGTTGACCCTACTGGCGGTGGTCGCACTAAGGGCGCTGGCGTTAAGAACTTTGGCACAGATGAAGCGGCTGCGGTTGCATACGTCACGCAACTGGCAATCCAACAGGGTATCGTCACGGGTATTAGTGCTGGAGCGCAGACCCTTATTCGCGCTGGCAATGACCTAAACGAGCAAGTCCAAAAGGCGCTGAAGTTTGACCAAGTGTTTAAGGACTTGGTGAACGAGAGCGACCCGCTGCGTGCAAGCCTTGATGAGCTATCCGTTGAAATGGAAAAGCTAAAGGTTATCTTTGCTGAAGCTGGTGCATCGGCTGCTGACTACGCCAAGCTCGAAGAACTGTATGCTATCAAGCAAGCCAAGGCTATATTTGAAGCTAACAGGCCGCGCCGTGAGTTGGAAATTCAACTTATGGAAGCGCAGGGCCGTTCGGTTGAGGCGCTGGCCGCAAGCCGTCAGCTTGAATTGGAAGCAATGGACGCATCTTTGCGCTCGTTGCAAAGCATGATTTATGCAGAACAAGACCTTGGTGCTGCCCGTGCAGCAGAGCAAAGCGCCATTTCTGACCTTCGCGCTGCCGTTGATATGCTTAATTCCAATGTTGCTGAAGCAGAAGCCAATCTTGCTGAAGCATTAAGGGCGCAGCGTGAGCGTCAAATGGAAAGCTATCGGGCGCAAATTGCTGACCTTGATGTCATTATTGCCAAGCGTCAGGAAGCTCAAGACGCATTGCGCCGCGCCTATGATGCTGAAATTGCGCGTATTGACGATGAGATTAGCAAGCGTAATAGCAACATCCAATCGCTTGAAGACGCATACTCAAGTCAATCTAATATCATGCAAGGCACAATTGACCAATTCCGTGACTTCGCATCATCATTGCGCGATTTTGCAGCAAGCATTATTCCCATGAATGGCACTGGGCCACAATCTTTGGAAGGCTTGCGCCGCCGCTTTGCAGATGTAACCAAGGCTGCTCTTGGTGGTGACAAAACGGCGATGGGTGAAGTTGTCGGAGTTGGTGGGCAATTACGCGAAAGCATCATGGCAAACGCTACTGACCGCACATCCATGCTGCGTCAGCTTTATGCGCTACAGGCCCAAACAAACACGGTTGTCAGCGGTGCAGAAGACCAAGCGACTATTGCTGAGAAGCAACTGGCAGAAGCAAAACTGCAAAGCGACCATCTTATTGGCATTGAAAACAAGGCTATCGCCCAGCTTAATGCTCAAAAGGAAGCGGCTACTGCGCTTGTTGGTCAGTTTATCCAACTTAGTGAAGCAACCCTATCAGTTGATGAAGCTATCCGTTTGCTTCAAACAGCCGAGCAAGCAGCTACCAGTGCAGAACAACAGAAAGCTTATCTGCAATTGCAGATTGATGCTTTGACAGCCCTTGATGAAAGCGTAATGAGCGTTGAACAAGCGCAACGTGAACTAGATGAAGCAAAGGCAGAACGTGACTCTGTGCTGGCTGAAATTAACGCTCGCGGCTTCGGAGAGCTAATTGCGGTAACAAAACAAACAGGCGCTGAAATGGCAAGAATTGCCATGTCCGCAATTGACAGCGCACGGGCATCGGCGGCACAAGCGCAAGCTGCTTTGGATGCTGCGAAGGCTGCGGCGGCTAAACCTCCTGTTGTTCCTACAGTTGTTCCTCCTGTCGTTTCCGTCCTGCCTGATAATGTCATTCCATTCCCAATTATGGGTGGTGGTTCTGGCGCTGCTGGTGGCTTCAACGATATAGGTATTCCGCAAAACCTTTATGGCGGCGGCTCAGGCGGTGGGAGCTTCCGTGAATTTGGCGTTAATAATAATATCCGTCCATTTGCTAATGGCGGCATCCATAGTGGTGGCCTTCGCGTTGTTGGTGAGAATGGCCCTGAGCTTGAAGCAACTGGCCCAAGCCGGATTTATAACGCTAACCAACTTGAAGGCATGATGGGCGGCGGCGGAACAGCCGAGGAAGTTAAGGCGCTGCGTGAAGAACTTAAACTTGCCATGTATCAAATTGCCAAAAATACTGGTAAGAGCTATGACCTAATGAACCGCTGGGATGGTGATGGCTTGCCGCCTGAAAGGATAGTTGCCTAATGATTATCATTCAGCCCGTTCCTATTACTGCGGCGATGCTGACGGCATCCAACGTGCCAGAGACTGACGCGCCACTTTGGACGGCTGGCACGTATTCTCTTGGCACACAGCGCATCTATGAACATCGTGTTTATGAAGTAATTGTTGCCAGCACGACTGACCGCCCTGACATAGGCGCTGCCGCTGCTACACCTACATGGCTAGACCTTGGCGCAACTAATCGCTTCAAGATGTTTGACCAAATTATTAGCACTGAAACAGTTTACGCTGGCGAGGTTGATGTTGACATTACGCCAGCAGCTATTGTAAATTCGGCTGCATTTTTTGGCCTTTCAGGTAATGAAATTACTCTCACGATTACTGACCCAATTGACGGCGTGGTTTATATTGAGACACGAAGCCTACAAGATAACACGCTAATCATTGACTGGTATCCTTACTTCTTTGAGGAAATTGCGTATTTATCAGATATGGTTTTCCTTAACCTCCCCGCTTATGGAAGTGCTACACTTAACGCCGTCGTGGACGCTGGTGCTAGTGATGCAAAGGTAGGTGAAGTTGTCATTGGTAAGCAGCGGACGATAGGCGCAACTAATTTTGGCACTAGCGTCAGCATTCAAGATTATTCAATAAAGTCCACTGATGAATTCGGTAACACAATCATTGTGCAACGGGCTTACAGTAAACGCGCTGATTATGATGTTACTGTTGAGACATCATCTGTAGCTGCTGTTCAGAAGGCGCTTGCTGATATTCGCACGACACCCACTGTCTTTGTTGGTGACGAAAACCGACCAGAAACATTTGTCTATGGATTTTACAAACAATTTAATATAGTGCTATCTACACCAAGCATATCAGATTGCTCTATTGAGGTTGAAGGATTGGTTTAATGCCAGCACCGCAAATTACGCCATTACCGACACCGCCCTCGCGCTCACAGTCACCAGATACTTTTAGCGCACAAGCAGATGCTTTCTTGGGTGCGCTTCCAGAATTCCAGACTGACGCCAACGCGCAAGCTAACTATTTGGATGCCCTTGCTGCAACCGTTGATGGCTATGCTGACGCTGCCCTAGCAAGTCAAAATGCAGCAGCAAGCTCTGCGTCCGCCTCTGCATCATCCGCTTCTGCCGCATCTGATAGCGAGGATGCCGCCGCTGCAAGTGAATTGGCCGCCGCTGCATCTGCCGCTGCTGCACTGGCAAGCGAAAGTGCAGCCTCTGATAGTGAAGACGCCGCGCTTGCAAGCGAAATCGCTGCCGCTGCATCCGCTGCCGAGGCGGAAGCTATCGTTGCGGGTATTGGCTTCCAAGATGTTGTTTTCATCAATTCTGCGATGTCGCCTTACACGCTTGATGCTGCGTCAAATGGCAAGTTGATTGCTTGTGATACAACTGGCGGCAATATCGTCGTTAATCTGGACCTTATATCTGGTCTAACGCTGCCATTCACAAGCGGCGTTAAAAAGACCACATCGGATAGCAATACTGTCACCATCAATTGTGCTGTCGGTAACACCTTTGACGATGCCACAACCAGCAAGTCAGTGAACGTCCCTGCTGGCTTTACCTTTATTCCTGACACAGACACAAGCCCTGACGTTTGGGCTGCAATCGGCTTTGGCGGCGCTACTGCTGGCCCGATTGGTAGCAGCGGCCTTACAATGGCAACTGATAAGCTGCTTGGCCGCAATTCTTCTGGCACTGGCGCTATTGAAGAAATTGCACACGCTACGCTGGCTGAAATGCAGGCTGGCACTCAAACCGCAATGCGTGGTATGTCACCAGCTAACATTGCTGAAGCTATTATCGCACAAGCTATTACAGTAATTGCTGGGGCTTCGGGACAAGTGCTAACCAGCGACGGAACTAATTGGTTTTCTGGCCCAGCACCGGCCACATCATACGCAACTCTTGTGAAATACGGAATTTAAGAGGTATATTATGGCCGACCAACTTAAAGAAATCTTTAACGCCGACACTTACCTGAACTCGTTTTCGGGGGCGTCGAAGACTATTGTCACGACGAACTCAACAACGCAGTATATGATCAAAGACGTTCAGGTTGGGGCTAACACAATTCCGGGAACAGAGGCGCTTACGGTCAATGGTGTGCCGGTAGCAGCGTCACTGGCCACTAGTGTTGCTGGCTCTGAGATTGTTGACGTAAGCAGCACTGTTGCGCTGCAACTTCCAGCCACGCCAGTTTATACAAAACTTCTATATAACTCGATGAGAGATGGGTATGGCACCGGCAGTTTTTCTACTGACGCGGCTGTATACACCGCCGCAATTAACTCAAATTCCTCCTCGACCGCTGTCACGACCGTATCTGCGGCTCTGGCGGCAAGCATTGCCTCAGTAGGCGGTGAACCAACGATAGAACATTGGTTTGTCGGCAGTGATTTTTATTATTGGACAAATAACAGTAATAATACTTGGGCGTTTTATAAGCGCACTGGTGGTATTAACGGGACTGAAACACTTCTGAAAAAGTCTGACAACACTGGGACGATTACTCAAAATCCCGGACAATACGGCTGGGTGCTTTATAGTGCAACGGCAAATAAATTTTATCTTTATGGAACCAGCCGCATCGTTGTAACTTACGATCCGACTAATAATACCTCGTCGAGTGTAGCAACCAGCGCCCCTTCGCACTCTACCTATTACCGAGCAACTTTGTCAAATAACGGGTTAATTTTTGTTATCCCAAGCACTGGTTACTCGACACAAGTATATGCTATCAACCCCGCAAACGGGTTATATATTACGTTTAACGGCCTGTATGATTGGAACATCCAAGAAGTTGGCGCGGATGCGGGTATGAAAATATTGGTGCATTTCAGTGGAACCCAATATTTTATCTGGCGTACTCAGAGCATAAATAGTGCATATTGGTATTTAGCATCGACAAACCCTGCGGTTGTACCGACGTTCCCTTCTTCATCGTCAACAACTTATTCTAACTATATATCAAATGTCGGCGGTCCCATCACTATTGGGGGTGTTGGCGGCAACATTGTTGCCCAACTTGGCCAAGGATATCTTCCAGACACCTATAGTGCTAATAACGCGGCGTATGTGTATGTTGTGACCCCAAGCGCAACAGCACCTACTGTAGCGTCATTTAGTATGACAACTGGGGCTGTTACGGTAACTACATTAACTGGGATTTATATCGGATCGGGGCGCGGCTTCAAAACATTTAGTCCTACTGCGTCCGCGACCGGAGGAGAAATCGCCAGCACAACCAACTTCCCGCAGCTAATCCGTCTTCGGGTTACTGGCGTTGAAACCACACTGTAAGGAATTAAACCATGCTTTCTTCAGGCCCAAGCCCTTCGCAGACTTCATATGGGAACCCACGGCAGATTGTTGTGATAGGCTCCGGCTCTAGTACGGTTATGTATACTGTTCCTGCTGGGAAAAAATTCCAAGGGACACTATCTAGCAATACGACTGGCTATACAGTCGCTATCACCCCAACTGGCGGGTCTATGGCAATGTTTCAAGTGCCCAGTGTTAGTATAGCACCGACGACACCTGCTCTTCCGATTACGTTGGTGGCGGGTTCAATTGTAACAAATATACCATCCAGCAATAACTCATATCTCATCGGCGTGGAGACAGACGCATGATTATCGAAATTAACTCAGACCTTTCCGCAACTGTTTACGATGGCAGCGGCAAGCGTGGCTTTCGCCTTCCGGCCTACAACCCCCGCACGATGGCAAAGTTCGCCAACGAAAACGAAGTGCGTGACTGCGCCGCGTCGTTCATTGGTGAGGACATCATGGCGGACTTTGATGAAGCGGATTGGCATCCATCGGCCACTGCTTCGGTCGAAGAAGAAGCCGCCGCTGAACCAGCCCCTCCTGCTGAGTAAATCCTATGGACATGTCATTCGGTATTGATACGCTTCTCACCGTCGTTGCAGGCATCTTCGCCATCATCGGCGTATGGACGCAGTTGAGTAACCGACTGGCTCAAAAATCCTAAATAATGTCACCACCTGACGTTCTATCGCTTAAACTAGAGATGCTTCACAGCGATGTTGTGGAGGTTAAAACCGCGCTCAATAAGCTATCTGAGGCAATCACTAAATTGGCACTGGTTGAACAGCAACAGGCGCAAACTGCTGACGCTTTGGAACGTGCCTTTAAGACCATATCCAAGATTGATGACCGCTTGTCTGCGCTTGAACTAGCTGCGCCAAAGCACAAGGAAACATCTGGCTGGATGGATAGGTTTATCCTTGCTGTTATCGTGGCTGCAATGGGCTTTATCGGCACTAAGCTTGGCGCACTGTAATGGCGGCAAAAGACCCTAAGCTAAAGAAGGTAGGTGTTGAGGGTTATAACAAACCCAAGCGCACACCCAGCCATCCGACTAAAAGCCATGTTGTCGTGGCTAAAGAAGGCGATAAGGTCAAAACAATTCGCTTTGGTCAACAGGGTGTTTCTGGTTCACCACCTAGGGCAGGGGAAAGCAAGGCTGACAAAGCGCGAAGGGCATCATTCAAAGCGCGTCATGCTGAGAATATCGCTAAGGGCAAAATGTCGGCTGCATATTGGGCAGACAAGGTTAAGTGGTAGGAGCTAACGATGCCGTTGATTAAAGGCTACTCACCCAAAAGCGTGTCCAAGAATATCAAGCGCGAAATGAAAAGCGGCAAGAGCCAAAAGCAATCCGTTGCCATCGCGCTATCGGTAGCAGAGGAAGCCAAGAAGAAGCGCAGGAAGCGTTAGCCCCAGATAGCGTAATAGATTACATAGAGCCAACCAAGGCATCCGTGCAACATTGCCCACAATATGCTTTGATTGATGCTCCAGCTAATTGCTACAGATAGGCTTGTGCCTACTACCCCAAACGCCTGTCCTAACGTCATATTTACGCCCTTGTGTTAAGAAAATGTAGTTTCTTGTGCATATCGCAAAAACTTGTTAAGGCAATCGTCATGAAAAATTCCACTCCCCGTTGGGTGCGAACGGCACAAAGCTTCAATGGCTTGCGCGAAGTGCGTGGCCCTAAGCATAATAACATCATTATTGGCTGGCTCGACAAGCTTAGTGCTTGGTGGCGCGATGATGAAACGCCTTGGTGCGGTGTCTTTGTTGCCTACTGCATGAAAGAGGCGGGATTACCATATCCTAAAATGTATATGAGGGCTAAGGAATGGGTTGGATACGGTTCATTGCTGCGCCGTGACCGCTTGGCAGTTGGGGCCATATTGGTTTTTGACCGCGCTGGTGGCGGACATGTTGGCTTCTATGTTGGCGAGGACGCAGGACATTATTTTGTTCTTGGCGGCAACCAAGGGAATGCGGTAAATGTAATGAAGTTAGGCAAGAGCAGACTGATAGCATCACGCTGGCCCAAGGGTGAGCCTGTTATTGGAAAGCCTGTCTATATGAATGGTGGGACTGTTTCCACCAATGAAGCGTGAAGGATATATTATGAAGATTGTATCTTGGATAGCAAATCGTTTGAAAGAGCCTAGCACATACGCAGGGTTCGCAGGAATGGCATTGGCTTTTGGCTTGTCTGACGCAGAGTGGGCAGCGGTATCCACTGCGGCTGCTGGTGTAGCTGGTCTTGTCGCTATGCTTTTGTCTGATACATCTGCGGAAGTCGCAGAGTAATGAAGCTCTTGACGGCCCTACTGGGTGTTTTGAACAAGTTGTTGGGACTTTGGACGGAGCATCGTTGGAAGCGGCAGGGCCGTCAAGAAACCATCAAAGAAATGAACGAGGCTATCAATGAGCAAATTGCACTTGGCGAAGCTGCCATTGTTATTCCTGACCCTGAGCGCACTGAGCGGTTGCGCGACCGTTTCGACCGTTCCCGTAAATAGCTATTGCGCTATTGCTAAACCTATCACCTATGACGCAACAAAAGACACGCCCGAAACTGTGGCGGAAATAGAACACCACAATGGTGTTTTTGTTTGTCTTTGCGAGGATGATTGTCCGAAAGGCAAGTAAATGTCAGGCGTTCCTTTGAAAATAGACGAAGCATTATTTGCTTATGCCACTCCTCGCCAACGTGAAATGCTTGAGGCAATTAATCTGCATGGAAGTGCGTTAGCTGCATCTCTTGCGTTAAATATGAATAAAGGTGCTGCCAGCGATGCTTACAACGCAGTCGTAAAGAAAGCTGCTCGTTTTGGTTACTCACCAGAGCATGACTTTACTCGCCCCGTTCCAGAGGGCTATGTAGCCAAGGGCGTAAGCACCTACTACAACGCTGAAGGCAAGCCAGCAGGACAATGGGTAAAGGCATCCCTTAGCCATGAGGCTCTTGTAGACGCCATGAGGGAGGCTGTAGAAGGTTTTAAGGACGAAATACCGCCAGCGGTATCAATTACTGCTCCAGCGGCTTCAGATGAGCATCTGTGCAACCTTTACACGTTCACGGACTACCACCTTGGGATGCTGGCATGGCATAAAGAAGGCGGGAGCGATTGGAACATCTCCATAGCAGAGCGCACAATCATTGCTGCGCTGCAACAAATGATAGAACAAAGCCCCAAGGCTCACACGGCAGTCATCAATATCCAAGGCGACTTTTTGCATACAGATGGCAAGACGCCCGTCACACCAGCATCAAAGCACGTTCTGGATGCTGACAGCCGCTTTCCCAAGATACGCAAGTCGGCAATTCGCGTCATTCGCTCAATGGTGGCAATGTCATTGCTGCGTCATCAAGACGTTCATCTGGTTATCGCTGAAGGTAACCATGACGAAGAAAGTGCTGGCTGGCTGGCTGACCTGTTTTGTGTCCATTACGAAGATGAGCCTCGCGTCACCGTAAACGATAGCGTCCTGCCGTTCTATGTCTTTGAGTGGGGCAACACCATGCTAGGCATCCATCACGGCCACAAGGTCAAGAACGAGTCCCTACCGCTGCTGTTTGCCGCACAGTTTCCGCAAGAATGGGGCAGGACTACCCGCCGCGAGATACACTGCGGACATCGCCACCACAGGGACGAAAAGGAATACAACGGCGTTACGGTGGTGCAACATCCAACCTTAGCCGCTAGGGACGCTTATGCCGCCCGTGGTGGCTGGATTGCAGACAGGGCGGCATGGGCTATAACGTATCATAAAAGGTTCGGTGCTGTAGGCAGGGTTATGATTACCACCGAAATGCTTGAGGCAAACTAATTAGCGTAAAGCTTCATTCACGCGACCAATATTGACGTTGAATTGGTTCGCTATCTTTTGCTGCGTTGCCTCTGGATTGGCTGCATAATATACGCGCATCGCTTGTATAACGTCTGGCGTGATGGGCTGGCTGCTATTAGGGCGGCGACCATTTGTAAACACCTTCTTCTTATAGACCGTATGCCCAAGCTGCTCTAGCTTATCTAAAAAGTCAGTAGCGGTTTCTTGATTAAAATACCCTGTCTTAATTAATATCTCAATCATTTGCCTTGTTCCTTATACTAATTTGGTAATAAATTTAACGCCTTCAACAATGCGGCACTTGGACACCTTGCCCTTGCTAATTATGTAACGCTTCATGCGCTTTGTTCCTTTACTGCACTGACAATCTCAATCGCCCTCGCTGATGTAATGCTTTTCCATTCGCACCATGCGCCACAGCCGCACTCGCCTTCATTACGAGCAAAGCAATCGCACTTCTTAGCGTCAGCTTCTAACGCATTGACAGCGGCTTCTATGCCAGCGGCATATCCTGACTGCCATTCGGCTGCCGCATCTTTAAGACTATTGTCTGAGGCGTCATCATAACCACAAGTGCAAGTGTAATCCCTGCCAGCGCATCCTCGCTGATGGTCTGTCAGTTGCTCTATTGATTGGCGTAGTCGCTCATTGGTCATTGCCCCTTCTCCCGTATCTCCAGCCCCACGGCGTCCAGTGCTGCGCGGATTTCTTTCGCCATGCGAACTTCACTAATGTCGCCGTCAGGTTGTGCGTAAATCACTTCATTGATGACGCGCACCAGCGGGTCAGGCTTGGTCTTGGGGATGATGAAGCGTTCGAGAATTGGGCGTATCCTAACTTCGCAATCATGCTCCGCCATTTCTAGTAGAACCTTCATAGCCGACAACACCGCATCGCTCACCTCTTGCTTGAAGGCTTCGTGCTGTTCGATGGCGCGGAATAGGGCTTCGTGCGCCGATACGAGACGGTCAATGTTCCTGTTCAGGGCTCCTCGTTCGCTTAGCACCTGACTAAACAGCGATTGCGCTTTTTGTTCAATGTCGGTCATTTGCTTTGCTCCTGTTCCTTTGCCCTACGCTCTGCAAATGTTAAACCATCAACCCCGCGCAAAGGCCATGCGCTGTCAGATGATACACGGTGCTTCTTGCCCATAGGGGCTGCTTGCTGTGCCTTAATCATGACCACACCGGATTTTCTGTGAGAAACATAATAATCATAAATGCCAGCCATATTGCGACTAGCCAAAATTGTGTTTTTGATACCTTTTGCATCTTATGCCTCCCGTTGAATGTAAAGTGCTTCGTCGAGCAATTCGTTTTGGATGTCGCGCAACTGGTTAATCCGTGCGTAGTGCTTGTCGCGGTCTGCAACGCACTGGCTAAGGTCGCGTGGGTAATCCCTGCCATTCGGCGTTACCAGCTTAAGTGCCTTAATAACGCCTTCCAGTGCGTCGATTGCATCAATGCGGCCTCGCATTAAATCCTCTTTGCTGGAGCCGTTGATGTTGATGGTTGGCTTAATCATGCTGCTAACTCCTGAAGCATTTTTTCGAATGTGTCGTGCCATGCCGCTTCTTCTGCTAATTGCTCTGCGTTTGCCTTATCCCAAATTGCTGGAACACCGCAGCTTTTGCAAACGCGCTTGCGTCCGTAAGCCTTGCCACCGCAGCAGCGGCAAAATTTCAATGTTGAAGTTGTATGTGTCATGGTAGTCTCCTTAAATGGCGGGGCGTGGCCCCTTGCTGATAATCATTCTATAAACGCGATAAATTATAAATAAAAGCGTTTTTTTCATTACGCATAAAAAAGACGGGCCGCACAATGCAAACCCGCCCTTTTCCGTCACAAAAGCAATCTTTGTGGTATCTGTAAAATCCAACCATAATTGATGGCAGTCTGCACAAAACGCTCTTTGTCTAATGCGTGCTGGCCTGTTGTCAGTTGCGCTTTCAAAAGTGCCTTACTGGATTGCGTCACTGTTTCATTATAGTGTCGTGACAGCCATTCCTGACGGCTACTCATGGGCCTTAGTTTGCGCCTGTGTTCTAAATTAAGCCGCGAGCCTCTTGTCATAGTTATCTCCGGCCTCAAAATGGAACATTCGTATCGTCAAGGTCATTGTCCCAAGTGGTATGCGAACCGCCGCCAGCTTGCGCTTGTGAACCGCTATCGGCTTGGGCCTGTGAGCGTGGGCCTGTGTCGATGCTGCCAACGCGCACGTTGAATTGCGGCTTGCCTTCGTATTCGTCGTGCGTCAATTCGCCTGAGATAAAGACTTTGGTTCCCTTGGTCAGTCCACCAGCAAATGCCTCTGCGGCCTTGCCCCACAAGCTGCAACGATACCAAACGCTACCAGCATCCTTGCCATAGCCATTCTTTACGCCAACATTGAAGCTAAGGACTTTGCTGTCGCGGGTGTCGCGCAATTCAGCATCTTTTCCGATGTTGCCTGAAATTGTGATATTTTGCATTGATATTCTCCTTTATAGCCCAAGGGCAGTTAAATATGTGTCAAGCACCGCTTGATACTCTGCGCGGTCGTTATCTTCCATTGCACGAAGGCGGATAACTGCGCGAACGATTTTGGCATCGTAACCATGCGCTTTTGTTTCGTTGTAAACATCGCGGATGTCATCCTGAATGCCCTTCTTTTCTTCGTTCAAACGCTCGATACGCTCAATCAAAAGGCGTAGCTGTTCGGTATGTGGTTCACTCATATTTTTCACTCCATTTCACGTTGTTTTTTGCGCCATAGGCATAGATGAACTCAATCAGGTCGGACATTTGGGCCTTGGTTAGCTTTGATGTCCTAAACCCTATCGGGAAGGGCTGGTTATCAAGCCCCATCTCGAATTTCACTTCATGGCCGAGTGCGGCCATCATAATGCACTTCCACACTTCTGGTATATGCGCCCTGCCTTCTGGCTTTGCGCGACTAATGTCAGAAAGCATAGCCCACATTTTTGCGTTCTGGTCATCGCTGCGCTTGGCTGCGCTAACTGCAACAACTGCATCTTGTGGAGCCTTGTCGATAAGCTGGTGGGCTAATCGTCTTTGATGCTCACCGCGAAGCCAAACTGTTTGCGTCATGCTGGTGGACATTCGCCACTATGCGGAGCTAAATGAGCTTTGCCCTCAATGGCATCCGCTGCATACTTACAAGCTTCTGCGTGCCAGTCGTGCTTGCCTTTAGTTGTTCCATAAAATTTAGCCCAATTTTTATGGATAATTTCTGTTTCGCGCAAATAAGATACAATGGCTGCACGCTCTTGTTCTGCGGTATTCATTGCCTTGCCTCCTTTGCTGAAGACACCGCCGCATCTGCATAATAATATATTTCTGGGTCAATGCTTAACAGTAAAATATCCAACTGCTTTTGTTTCTGAATTATTAAATTATTTACGTTTGCCTGAAGCTCATAGAGCTCTGTCAGTTGCCTCAATTCCTTCTTAAAATTACCGCAATTAAAAGCTTTTATAGCGTAAAGCCATTCCTTAAACTCTAATGCGGACTTCTTGCCAAAATTAGGCCAGTATTTCATTTCATCTAAAAATTGATGTATTGGCTTGTTCATAATGTCATCAGTTGTCCAATAATTTGCACTTTTTAGAACATTTGTTAAGCGCGTGGAAAATCCACATTTTTCAATGTCTATATTCGGAAAACCTTCCATTATCATATCTCCTTTTGCTTTGCGGCAATCTCTGCTGCCTTCGGGCTGGCTTTGCAAAACGCTTCAATTAAGGCTTCAATGTCAATGCCCTTCCAGAATGTCTGCTCACCGACTGTATGCTGTTCGTTGTGATGGTGGCGGCATAATGGAACTACTCTCCAGTCATCTGGCTTTTGCCCCATCCCCGCCCCGCTGCCATAACGAACGTGGGCGCACTCAATAGGCATATCCTGACAGCCATTGATGCTGCAATGAAACGACCTGATAAAGTTTAGATGCCCTTGTGACCGCCACCGCGCTGTGCGCTTTGGCTTCTTGGCAATGCGATTAGGTAACATTTTCTAACTCTAGGCTATATTCTGCAATCAAGGCTGGCTCACCAAAGCGATTGACCACTTCAACGCGCTTGGTTCCTATCTTATGCCCCTCTTGGCGCAAGTCATAAATCACTGCGCTAAGGCGATAAATGCCAAGGTCGCGCCATGCTTCAAGTGGCTGCAACGTGCCTTTTTCTTTAAGGTGCGACAACACCCTGTCCATTTGTGCCATTATGCCTCTCCTATTTTTGATAATGCTTTTACGTCTTCGTCAACTTCCGCAAGAAATGCGCGGACTTCGCTTTCCAGTGTTGCCAGCATATCATCGTCGCGCTGCACCCGTTGGATGTAAAGCATAAGATGGTCTGGCATCCTTGGGTCAAAACTCACAAAGTCGCACCATTGCCTGTCAGCGCAACGCATCTGCCACTGCATCTGTAGCAAATACTTATGAGCAACCAGATTGCTTTTCAGCGTTTCAATGTGCGTGGCTGAATTAGGGCATTTAATCTCAATGCAGCCATCGTCATCTACAAGCCCATCTGGGCTGGCGTGCGTGCCAATGATTGTCGGGTGCTTATATAGCCCAACTTCAACCACATTGCGGCCTGTAAGGAAGCTGTAGGCAATGCGTGCTTCTTCTTCTTTCTCAACTCCCCACTGCATTGCTGCACTGCGGATAAATCCTTCTTCCTGCTGGCCCGTTAGCCTTTCGACCACAAGCTTGGCGCGAAGGTTGACGCGTGATGCTCCCCAGCCAGATTTTGTCTTGGCTAGGGCATCTGCCAATTGAGAAGCGCCAAGGCTCCCACAACGCTCTGCATACCACTCTGGGCTGCGTTGGATAATATCTGCGTCTGTCATGCCAGCTTCTTTTCTAATGCTGACTTAACGGCATCAAAGCGGCTGTCCTGCAATTCACGCAATGCGCTGATTTTGTAATGCTTGCAAAGCAAAGCTAGGTCGGTGCCGGTCTGTTCTACCAAGGCTTGCAATTCTGCAAACTGTTCGTCGCTGATAAACTTAGCCCGTGGCGCTGGTTCGCTTTTGCCTGTGGTGGCATCCAAAGCGTCATGCTCGACGATGCAAAGGGCCGCCGTCCAAAGGTAGCGAGTGCTGTATGTCTCGCAAGCGCCAATGTTTTGTATCTCGTGGCAACCCTTAAGATTGGCTGAACCCATTGGGCTGTGAATAATGACCTGTGAACCATCCTCGACATCGACAATGTGCATCGACGCCGTGGTTTCCGAAAAGCTAATAATGGCGCACAATCCGACATCGTTAAAAATGCGAAGGGCTGGAATTACAAAGTCGCTAAGTTCAAAATATTTGTAACCCGCGAACGTATTATGGCCGGACTTTTTTAGCGGCAATGCGTGGAAAGCAATCCGCGCTTCGTTAATCTTTTTATGCACTGGCATTTGGTATCTCCTTTTTTATTTGCCAAAGCCCTTGTAATCAATTCACATAACATTAAAAGCGTTTTTTATTATCAACGAAAAGAAAGTTTGAGATGACAAATGTAGAGCAAGCTATTGCGGACTTTTATAGCCTAGCTAAGTCGCATAAAATCAGGGCGTACCAGATAGCGAACGAAGCTGGGCTTACTCGCGTCACCTTGTCTAACTGGAAAAGCAAACGCAATGAACCGACACTTAGCGCATGGCTGCTGGCTAATGATGCGCTTGACCGCTTAATCGAGCAAAAACTAAAGGCATGAAGCGTTTCGGCAAATATCGCGCCGTAAAGTCGCAGTGTAACGCTGGTCACACTCACGATAGCAAGCGGGAGGCCATAAGGTGCAACGAACTGCACGCACTGCAAGCAACTGGCGCAATCAGCGACCTAATCATCCACCCGCAGTATTGGTTCGTCATCAATTGTAAGCAGCTAAAGCACGCCAATGGTCGTCGCGTCGGTTACAAATCAGACTTTGAATATATCGAAAATGGCGTTCAAATCACCGAAGATGTGAAGGGCGTTGTGGTCAGGGATTGGCCGCTTCGTCGCGCTGTTTTTATTGCGCTATTCCCATTTCACGAATTGCGCGAAACCAAATAAAAAAACGGGCAGTGCGACCGAGAAAGCCCAATCCAAACACTGCCCAGTCCGTTGGTAAGGAGAAAACCAATCTGCGCAAAATACGCATGATTTTAGCGAGCGTCAATCACCTAACGAAAAATCAGTTTTACAAATAAGTTTGTCTGTTTATAGGAGAGCGAGCGGGGAGTGCCGACTAAGGCAAAGAAGCACTCTACCCGCTCTAACAACGCCCAAGAGGAGGCATCGCTGAATGATTACTACACTCTACAAATCCATAGCGCAAGGGGCTTTACAATGAGCGCCCATCAATTTGACCCTGACATCGCCGCACAGGTAGGCTGCAACGCTGCCGTGATTTATCAGAACCTATTTTACTGGGCCGAAAAGAACGCCGCTAACGATAGGCATTTTTACGATGGCCGCTGGTGGACATATAACAGCATAACGGCATTTGCCGACCTATTTCCTTACCTTAGTGGCAAGCAAATAAGGACTGCATTAGACAAGCTGGAAAGCAGTGGCTTGATTGTTAGCGGATGTTATAACAAGTCAAATTATGACCGCACAAAATGGTATTCACCGACTTGCCTTAATGAGCAAGCCCATTTGCCCAAAAAGGCAAATGAAGCTGCCCAAAAGGGCAAACCAATACCAGATATAAACACAAATAATAAACCAGATATAATTATAGAGGCATTTCCCGATTGGATGCCAATAGATGCTTGGCAGGGTTGGGTAGATATGCGGAAGCAACGCAAGCGCCCATTGACTGACAGGGCAACCAACAGGGCAATCAACAAACTGGATGCCATTAGAGCCAAGGGCCATGACATCGCAGAATTGCTAGACCGTTCGACAATTAACGGCTGGCTTGATATTTACGAACCGAAAGGAACGAACAATGCAGGAAATAGTGCCAAGCCAACAGAGCCAACCAATGCAATGGTCAGAGCCGTTATTGCCAGCCAAGCTCGACGAACTGCTGATGAGCAACGACCTGCCGACGATTGGGCCTAAATCTGCGGAGACATTGCAGAAGTTTCTAGATGCACCGCGACCACCAATGGCAGAGCGCGAGCAGGTGGATGTTATGATTGCCAAGCTATCACTTGCCACTGCGAACCAAAGGCGCAGCGTGGAGGAAGAAGCAGAGCGGCTGGAGCTTTACTGGATGACACTTCGCATTTATCCGCTGGTCGATTTGCGGAGCGGTTTTCTCAAGTTGCTACGCACCTGCAAGTTTATGCCAACGCCAGCCGAAATTGATAGCGTGGTGCAAGCTGAAGGTTCGGAGCGCAGACGTAGACGCTCAAGGGCAAGCCACTTGCTACAGATACACAAGCGCGACTATGTGCCACCAAAGGAATATGTCACGGCAGAGGAATTGGCAGAGTTACGGAGCAGCCTTCAAATTGGTCAAGGATAGTCACAGCGCAGCCACTAGATTGATGTGCGACCTGATACGCCTTCAATCCGGTGTGCTGACAATGGACGATATACGCAAGCGTTGGGCTAATGGGCAATATGCAGGAGCGCCAGAGGCATGGGCCTTGGAAGCCATCGCGCACGCAAAACGGCAGAAATAAAAATGGCCCCACCAGTGAAGGCAGGGCCATGTTTTTATTAGAAGGGCATCATCGCCTTGCATCTTACGCCGCGCTCAAATTCAAGCTGCCGTAATGCTTGACTTAACTCTTGATGGTCTGAGAAATAATTTTCATCATCCCAGACGCCATCGTTTGTTTTTTCATCAATCAGCCAATAGCCCCAAAAGTTTCCTGCGACTGGAACGTCAAACCGTTCTGCCTCAATGCGGACACCAATGGTTGCAGCACGTGCGCGTAGGTCTTTTAACTTCATGTTCATCTCCAAATTGTCAAAGAGCGGGGCGTGGCCCCATCAACAGCCTTTTGCTGCTGACAAAGATTATATAGCACATTGCATAACGAATGTAAAGCACTTTTTTCATATCAAATAAAAATGCACTTTATTGAAAAAAACGCTTTACACAATATAAGGCCCGTTGTAGAAGGAGGCATCAGCAAGGGAATAGTCCCGCCAACAAGGAGCCTGATATGATTAAGTTTCAACCTAACACGACATATTCAACCCGCAGCATTTGCGATTACGACACTATTATCAGCGTCCGCATTGCCAAGCGCACCGAAAAGACTGTTACTGATACAGACGGCAAACGCTACGGCATCAAGGTATGGGACGGCGTTGAACAAATCATGCCTTGGGGCCGCTTTTCAATGGCACCTACTATTAGCGCAGATAAGGAGTTGGTAGCATGAGCCAGAACCTCACAGATTTAGCGCAAGCCGCAATCGACGCACTCGCTGCTTACAATGCAGAGTATAAGCGTCAAAAAGCACAATGGGTAGCATCGCGCTACGCTATGGCTTTTAACGGCAAGGCTTTTGGCATTAGCGATGAGCAAGAGATTGAACTGCTAACCGCTATCGTCGATTATGACGAAGACCCTGCTGGCACATTGCAGGAACTTGCATTCGAGTTTGAATATGACTCTGGCGCAAACGAAGCGGACTACCGCTACGAAGAAATGCGCTCTAATGAATTGTTGGAAGGTTAAGGAGAAATAAAATGGATTACCCAGACTTAATTCGCAAATGGGCTAAAGACCGAAACCTTATCGAAGGTAGCGACCTAAAAAGCCAATTCGTTAAACTGATTGAGGAGGCTGGTGAACTGGCTAACTCTATTGCCAAAAACAACAGGGACGAATTCGCAGACGCTATTGGCGATATGTTTGTCGTGCTGACCATCATGGCAGCGCAAAATGATATGTTTGTGGAGGATTGCATTGCTAGGGCATACATCGAAATTAGGCATCGCAAGGGTAAGATGGTTGACGGAATTTTCATCAAGGAAGAACCAGATGTTTGATTATGATTTTAGCTGGAAAGAGGCAGAAGAAAAAGAAGTGCTTGTTGACAGTCTCGGTATGACGCCAAGGCAATCTAATATGCTGCAAATTGAAGCAATCGCCAAAGCGCACTGCTTCACTTTGGAAGACATTTTAGGCAAAAGAAAATTCAAGCACTTGGTAGAAGTAAGGCGCAAGTGCATTGTTATGCTGCGCGAAAAAGGCTACTCGACTACAGAGATTGGGCGGATTATGCAGCGCGACCACAGCACAATTTGCCATGCGCTGCAAATGAGTAAGGCAACAGCATGACACCTGCAAAGCTAAAGCTGGCTCGTAACCGCATGGGCTTCAGCATAAACGACATGGCCGCTGCGTTGCGCCTGTCGCCAGCAAACGGCGGAACAACAATTCGCAAGATGGAAGCTGGCAAGATAAATATCACTGGCCCCATAATGGTCGCCGTGGATGCCATGCTAAAGGGTTATGACCCGTTTGAGGATGACTATGATGAAGACGAATGACTATCAGGTCGGTGGTGACCACTACGCATCAAAGGCGGTTCAGCCTTGGGAAGCTATGCAAGCGTGGATGACTAAGGAAGCATTCGCTGGATATTTGCATGGCAATTGTATAAAATACTTAGCAAGGTATCTGGACAAGAATGGGGTTCAAGACCTAAAGAAATGTCAACATTATCTCGCAAAGCTTATTGAGGTAGAGGACGGCAGCAAAATTATAGATGACACGGCGGAGAAGGATGATGGCACGGTAGGCTATGGTAAGCCACCAAAGCATACTCGCTTTAAGGCTGGGCAGTCAGGAAACCCAAAGGGCCGTCCCAAAGGTCAAAGCAACCTCACCAAGCTTATTGAACTAGAAGTCAAAAGGAATATGATGGCTGAGAACATACTGCAATTTCAAGCTGGCCGCGAAGCTGCAATATTTGGATTGTCACGGGACACACGGCGCAGCAAAGATTGGCTGGAAGGCTATGACCAAGTGAAGGCAGAAGCTAATGATTGACGCACCAAAGATTGAGCAGCGGCTTGTAGCAGATTTAATACCTTATGCAGCCAACAGCCGCACGCACAGCGATGCACAAGTCGCACAGATAGCCGCGAGCATTAAAGAATTCGGCTGGACGAACCCTATTCTCGTTTCTGGTGACAACAGCATCATTGCAGGGCATGGACGCTTACTGGCTGCACGCAAGCTGGGCATGGATGAAGTGCCGGCAATTGTCCTTGACCACCTAAGCAAAGCACAGCAACGCGCCCTTGTGATAGCCGACAACCAACTTGCTTTAAACGCAGGGTGGGACATGAAGATGCTGAAGGCCGAGATTGAAGACCTTGACCTAGAAAACTTCAACCTAGAGATATTGGGATTTGATGAAAGCTTTTTGGATGAACTGCTGGAAACAACGCCATCTGGAGATGCTGATAACCCCTATACGACAAAAATTAGCACACCTGTTTATGAGCCAAAGGGCGATAAGCCATCGGTAGAAGAACTATACGACGATAAAAAAGCAGTAGATTTGGTGGCCGCAATTAAAGCCAGCAAGCTCAATGAAAAAGAAAAGCAATTTTTGATGTCGGCGGCTTCACGACATATTGTCTTTGATTATGCAAAGATTGCTAATTTTTACGCGCATTCGTCTGCGGACTGCCAAGAGCTTATGGAGAACAGTGCGCTAGTAATTATCGACTTTGATAAAGCGATAGAAAATGGTTTTGTGAAATTAACCGACGAAATTAACAATATGTTTCAAGGCGATGAAGCCGACGAAGATGAATAACGACTACACCTTTGTCCGTCATGGGCAAACATACTGGAATAAGAATGGCATAATGCACGGGCAATATGACATTCCATTGAATTACACTGGCGTCAAACAAGCCGTAAAAATTTCCAATGAATTGAAGAACGAATTTTTTGATTTATGCTTATGCTCTCCGCTGCAACGGGCAAAGTCCACCGCTTTCAGCATATTGCGCCATCATAAAAATACGCAAATTCTATATGATGATAGGCTAAAGGAATTAAGCAAGGGATTGCTTGAGGGCAAACATTTGAACAGTGAAAAGCTGCTAAAAAATGAAGACCTTAATTTGCTTAAAAAATTCAACATCGAAAGTAAGGTAGAATTTTTTGAGCGCGTAAAGCAGTTTGTAGACGAAACCGAGAAGAAATATAAAAACAAAAAAATTCTGATAGTGGCCCACAGCGGCACTATTAAAATGCTATTTTTTGCTTTTGATTTTCCGAAAGCTCCGCTTCATAAGGCTTACTATGATTTGCATATTAAAAACTGTAAGGCATATAAGGTTGGCTCAATACATTTAGAAAGCAAGAAAATGAAAATTGGTTTTTTCCCAATGGTCGCAGACATTCTACATTCCGGCCATGTGTTATCCCTTGAGGAAGCTAAGAAGCATTGTGACTTTCTGATTGTTGGGCTGCACTGTGCGCCAAGCTATAAAAACCCACAGCAATCAATCTATGAGCGGTATATGCAGCTACGGGCTGTAAAGTGGGTAGACGAGGTTATCCCTTATGAGAACATCGAAAAGGACAAGGACATTTTTGTGTCTTTAGACTATGATGTCTACTTCCTTGGCGAAGACCACAAAAGCGATGATTGGGAATTGAAAGACAAAATCGAGGAGATGGACAAGGAGATTGTCTACCTAAAGCGGAAGCATAATTACAGTAGCCGGAAAATCAAAAATGAGTGCAAATAAAAATATTGCCGTTTTTATCCTTTCGCACGGAAGGCCGGATAACGTCATCACATATAAGACGTTGCGTAACTGTGGCTACACGGGCAAAATTTTCATCATCGTGGATGACGAAGACAAGACGTTAAGCCAATACAAGGCCAAGTATAAAGACGAGGTGATTGTCTTTAGCAAAAAAGATTATGAGCAAAAATTCGACATAATGGATAACTTCGATGGCAACAAAGTCATCGTTTATGCGCGTAATGCCTGTTACGACATAGCGCGAGAACTAGGCTTAGATTACTTCTTCGAGTATGAAGATGATTATACAAATTTCCAATATAGATATATTGATGGAAAAGCATTAAGAGGCATAACGCCTAAAAATCTGGATAGCATATTATCCGCAATGATTGAATGCTTGGATGCAACAGGCTCCAGCACCATAGCATTTTGCCAAGGTGGTGACCACATGGGAGGAGTTAGGAGCTTCGACCACATTAGCTATAAAAGAAAAGCAATGAATAGCTTTGTCTTTAAGGTTAATCAAAACCCAGCAGATGATGTATTATTCATAGGCCGCATGAATGATGACGTAAACACATATTTAACGCTAGGCAAAACAGGAAAATTATTTTTCCAAATAGCTGTTGTAAACCTAGTGCAACTTCAAACTCAATCCAACTCTGGTGGCAACACAGACGCGTATAAATTATTTGGAACATACGTTAAGTCTTTTTATAGCGTCATAGCTGCGCCTGATTGCTGTAAGGTCGCATATATGGGTTCTGCTAATAGGCGACTGCACCATAAAATAAACTGGAACCATGCTGTGCCTATGATTTTAGACGAAAAGCATCGCAAACCAAGGTATGCAGAATGACAGATGTTAAACTAACCGCAAAGCAAGAAACCTTTGCCCAAGCTATAGCAGATGGTCTGGGCCAAGCTGACGCATATCGCATGGCTTATGATGCTGAAGGCATGAAGGATGAAAGCATTTATCCGCAAGCATCCAAGCTAATGAAAAACCCCAAGGTCGCCACAAGGATTGGTGAATTGAAAGCGCAGGTTGCAGATAAGCAGCTATGGACGCGAGAGATGTCGGTTAAAGGCTTGATAAGCGCATATCGGATTGCACTAGAGGCCAAGACCTCAACGGGCATGACGGCTGCGGTTAAAGAGCTAAACATCATGCACGGTTATAACGAACCGACCAAGCTTTCGGTCGATATGAAGTTTAAGCCGATTACGGATGAAGACTGGCTTTGAACTTCACTGATAGCCAGAAAGCGTTTGTCTTTAGCCAAGAGCCATTCCCTGCCTTTGTTGGTGGCTTTGGCTCTGGCAAGACGGCTGCTGGCATCGCACGCATTATGCGGCTCAAGCGTTACTGCCCTTATCAGGATGTTGCCTACTACCTGCCGACCTATCCGCTTATTGAGGACATTGCTTTTCAACGTTTCCCCGCACTGTTTGAAAAGAACGGTATTCCATTCAAATTAAATCAACAAAAGGCGGTGATGGAAACGGAACTAGGCCGCATCATATTTCGCAACATGGAGCAACCCGACCGCATCGTCGGTTATGAAGTGGCACATAGCGTAGTAGACGAGCTTGACACCCTGCCTATCGAAAAGGCTCGTTCCGTCTGGAATAAGATTATCGCCCGTAACCGCCAGAAGGCATTCACGGTATCTGGCAAGCCTGTGAAAAACACCGTAGCTGTAGCGACAACACCAGAAGGCTTCCGCTTTGTCTATGACCGATGGGTAAAGAACAAGGCTGAAGGCTATGCGCTGTATCGCGCCAAGACATCTGACAACGCAGCCAACCTGCCAGAAGATTACATCAAGAACCTACAGAACAGTTATTCGTCCAGCTTATTGGCTGCATACCTTGATGGCGAGTTTGTCAACCTAACGGCTGGCAGCGTTTACCCAGAGTTTGACCGCAAGCTAAATTATACCCTTGAGCGCATACAACCAAGAGAGCCTTTACACATTGGCCTTGACTTCAACGTCAACAACATGAGCGCCATAGTCTGCGTCATCCGCAACAACAATCCGCTGGCACTTGATGAGCTAACAGGCGTCAGAGACACGCCAACAATGATTAGGGCGTTGCTGGAGCGTTACCAAGGGCATTCGATAACAGTTTACCCAGATGCGTCAGGCGGGGCGACCAAGAGCGTCAACGCCAGCTTGTCTGATATAACCTTGCTGCGCTCTGCTAATTTCACAGTGCTTGCGCCAAGCAAAAACCCAGCCGTCAAGGACAGGGTAATGGCGCTTAACCAAATTATCCACAATCAGGGCGTGCGGAGATTGTTGGTAAACCCTGACAAATGTCCTAACCTAATCGAAGGATTAGAGCGGCAAGCCTACAATAAATCAGGTGAACCAGATAAAACGGCTGGCCTCGACCACTTAAACGATGCCATTGGCTATTTTATTGCGTATAAGTATGCTATTGGTAGAGGAACGGTTTCCTTCGCTCAAATATCTGGGGTGTAAATGTCTGTCTCCAACACGAACACCGAATACGATGCTAATCGCTTTAAATGGAAGCGTTGCCGCGATGTTA